CCTAATTCAATTTCTTGTATTTTCTCAACTCTTGATATATCGTAACTAAATTCCTGTATACCACGCTGAGCATGAAACATTATATCAGTTTTCTTAGCACTATCTATAATTTTTCCATCACCTACATAAGCAACTAAATAGTTGTTTATAATATCTTTTAAAGTTATATGTCTATAACTACCTAAAATAGTATTTATTAATGCCACTCTTACTACATCTTGTGCGGCTCTTGCTGTTGTAAAAGTTATTACACCATTAACATAAGTAAACCCTGTTGACACCTCAGAATCATTAACATATAAACGAAACTTGCCATTATCATTTTTAATGGCTATTTCTATATCTTCAGTTAATGTAAATTGAGTTTGATTTGCTTCGGCAATAAATACCTGAGCAGATTCGTAATATTGATATGCTGATGTTGTGAGTAATGCCATTATCTAGTTATTTCAAGTTGAATTTTCTTTTGTTCCTCGCTCCCCGCTATTTGTATCAATTGGGGATCTTTTACTATTATACCTGCGTGAGCAAGTATTTTTATAACTAAATTAACTTGTTCAGATTTATGTAGTTCAAAGTCATATGAACTTGATGCTTGAAAATTATAAGCATTATTAGCTGTTCTCGTAAAGCCCCATTTAGGTTCTTGTGGAATTTTAATATAATCTATCTGAGCAGACGTTAATGTAGTGGGTAAAAATTTTATTTTGGTACTCATAGATGGCGTTGCTGTGTTAGCAGTTACCGCTTGATTTGAAGTGCTTGCGGATGCCGATTCTAAATAATATACCGGATAGTCTAAGGTAGGCTTAGTTAATTTTGAAGCATTTATATAAGACAATTCAGATTTTTTAACTTCTTGTAGATTAATTGTTCTATCACCTGATGTTATATTTATAATTCTATATATATCTGCTGGTAAAGTTGAAGTGCCTGTTGATATACTTAATGTAGCTTCTTTAGATAATATATCTATTTTTTCTTTTATGTTTCTTGGCAAATCTCCATATTCATCATTTACAACAAAACTTTTCTTTCTATTCAACGCCCTGTTGTAATCAAAAAATGATTTTTCAAGTAAGTCTAATTGCACTTGGCCACCTATTTTATTAAACTGGTCAGGTGTTAAATATCCTCTACCTTCTTTATTCATTATCGAAAGGACGGTTCTATATACTGCATTTACTGATATTGCCATAATATTTTTTTATATAATGATTAAGCCGCCGTAGCGGCTGAACCACTATCGACTTATTTTAGTCTTTTTTCAATTGTTTGGTAAACTTCAACACCTTCATCTGTTTTAAACCATACAGCTAAAGCCGAATATGGATTTTCATCAAATGGAACTGTCATAAGTTTTCTATCATTAGATCCCCACGTAAATGTTCTTTGGTCGTTGGAAAGCTTTATAATATGATTTTCTACGGCTTTTATACCTAAGTTTCTAATATTAATGTTTTCGTCTTCGACTAATTCTAAGAACAGTTCTGGGTTTCTTTTAGCAAATAGTAATAAATCTCGTTTAAGTTCCTTAGAAGCCATCTGAGATACCTTAGATCCCAATTCTGACCTCAAAATTGCCTCTGCGTGATCAACTTCGATATTTTGTGCAGCTGTTAAAGCTGTAATTTCTAATTGAAGTGTATCTAATTCATCTTCTGCAATTTGTACTGCATCATACTCTTGAAAATGCGTTCCATTTTTTGGATGAACTAAAAGAAATTTTTGTAATGTTTGCTGTTCTTTTGGTACAAAAAGTTTACCATCTCTAAAAGAAATATGTGATAATCTTTGGCTACCTTTCATTTCGTCTATAAATATTGTGTTTTGATTTTGACAATATTTAACTTCTCTTTCATATCCTTTTTCTGCATCGAAATGTAAAATTCCTCTACTATTTAATATGTATGTAATAGGTGTATCTCTAATAGTTAATTCATACAACCTATCTTTTACTTCCCATTTTGGTTTTTTGACCTCAATAGGTTTTGTTTTTGGTGGAGCAACCATTACTGGTTCCTCAGCAGCCACCTCTGCTTTTTGTTTTTTTGCCATAATTTAATAAAATAAAAAAGTTAAAATAAAGGTAGGGTGCCGAAGCACCCATCCCTTTAATAAATATTAAGAATCAAATCTTATGAAGTTGTTTGCAGCTTGCACTACTAAACATCTTTCAGATAGATAATGAATCTCCATTTTGTCAAAGCCAGTTGTTGCAGCTCCAACAGAACCAGTAACCCAAGTTTTCAGTTTTCTGTCATCAGCTTGAGAAGCTCTATATCTTACGTGTAAGAAAGGTCTTCTAACATTTGCAGCTAATGTTTGATCATAAACTGAAGAACTACCAGCTGGAAGTAAAACTCCTTTTAAACCTCCTGTTAAACCTCTTGTAGATTTATCGTTAAGATATTTCCAGTCAGTTTTATAGAAGTCGTAAGAACCTCTTCTAAATCCAGAGAAACCAAGATTAAGTGCCATTTCTTCAGAGTTGTTAAATACACCCCAAGATGTACCACCTGAATAGTAAGCGTTTAATCCTGCTAATAAGTCATCCATTACGATGTTAGCATCTCTGTCTAAGAAAAGCATGTTTTCCTCGATAGCTCCTTGTTTGTCTAATTCTTTCAATAAGTCATCCCATTCACCGATTTCTGGTGATGCGTTGAATTGTTGAGTTGCTACGATACCTCTACTACCGATAGCTGAAAGTAAACCTTCAGATCCATCAGGAATATCAGCATCAGCGCCTGCAGCAGATTTTTCAGCTTCGATTAATGCCATTTCCATGTAATCATCGAATCTAACGTTTGTATCGCCGCTAGCTTTTAAGTACCATAAGTATCCGCCTTGACCACTTTCGCCAGTAACTTCAACCCACCCAATTTGAGCAGTATCAGAACCGTTGATTTCAAAGTGATCTTTAAGGATCATTGGTTTATTTGTAAAAGTTTTGAACGAAGGCTCAACTGATTCAGTCATTGCGTCAGTGCCTTTCTTAAATTCAGAACCGTAAACGAACAACTTGATTGTTTGCGTTGCACTTCCACCTGAAATAGTAGAAGAAACGTTAGTTACGTTAGCAGCCCCATAAGGTTTAAGTACTGGGTTTGCGCCCACTGATTTTACAAATGCTTTAAACACAACACCTGCAACTTCACATACAACTGTGTTACCAATTCTTAGTGAGTGTGCAATATCAGAACCACTTGTGTTGTCAATATCTTTAATTGCAGCTAGTGATCCACTTGCGATAGTTACTGTTGCTTGATAAGCGATGTGTAATCTCCCTTGTTCAGACCAAATTACTTGATCAGATTGCATCGGCATTTCTGCTCCTGCCATTTTTAAGAATCCAGCTACGGTTCTATTACCGTATCTTTCAACTTCTTTTTCATACAATTCCGGTAAGTATTGTTTTGCCCATCCGTCATTCTGAATGTCTAAATAACTACCTGCAGTAGTCATTTTAGTAGCATTCGGAGTGGCTAAACTGGCTACCGCCGGTCCTGTAAATACATTATTGTTTGCCATTTTTAATTAATTTGTTTTGTTAATAATTTTTGAACTTTAATTTTAGCCCTGAATTATCATCCCCGGAAATAGCTTTTACCTTAATACCACCAGCATCAACAAAACCATCAGCGGTTTTACGCGGGTTCATATTGATATTTTTTGCATCTGCTGTCATTTGTTTTACAGCATCCGCTTTACCTTGTTGGTAAAAATGATTTGCTATTGAGTCGGGATTGGAAGCAGTAAATAAAGCTTTGTGGAAATCACTTGTGTTGGTCAAAAGATTATTTTTGTCAACGTATTTATCAAAGACACTTGATAAATTTTGTGTATCCTTAACTTTATTAGCATCCTTAACATTGAATCTATACTTCTTGTCTCCGACATTGAAATTAAAACCTTTAAAATCTTTGTCAAAAAACTTGTTAGTTTCTTGTTTAAAATGTTTTGTTTGCTTCTCTAATAATTGCTCAGCTGATTTTTGCTCAGTATTATAACGATTAAAAAATTCTATAGCTTTTTGTTGTTCAGGTAGTAACTTAGAACCCAACTTGACTTCTTTGTAATACTGATCCTTCAACCCTGTCAAAAAGTCTTTAGCATTTGCAACCGCTTCTTTGTGAGCTAATTTTTTTCTTCTAACATCTCTTTCTTCATCTATTTCATCATCATATTCAAAACTATCTTCTATTAAAAAAGATATTTCATCATAACTGAGATGTGGTTTTTTGTGTTTGTAATATTCCCTTAATAAAGTATCGTTATCTACATTAGCATAATCTGCACTTAATCTTACATAATCTTCTAATGTTCCACCAGTTTCTTCCATAAACTTTACTAAGTCTTGGATATTTTCTGGTAAATCTACAGGTTCTTGTGTTTTTTCTTCCTGTGATACTTCTTCTTGTTCCGGTGTGGCGTCGGTAGCTTCAATGCTTCCATCCACTCCTGTCTTGTCAATATTATTGGTTTCATCGGTTTCTTCTATTATTTCTTCAAGAATAGGAGAGTCTATTTCTTCTTCAACTTCTTCTTGACCTTGTTTAGTTTCTTTTTCGTTGCTTTCTTGTAAGGCATCTTCTTGATTTTTATCGGTTTCACTTAAATTAACTTTGTACATTCCAGATTCCTCATCAAATTTAGAATCTTTCTGTACTACTTCTTCTTTTTCGGCTGGAGTCATTATTTCGTCTTCCAACACTTTTGCTTTAATTTCTGCCATAATAAAATATTATATAATTGTTAAAAAAATTTATCTTGGATCAAATTGCTCTAACCCAAATCCACCTAAGTTATCAAATCCAGCGGATTCAAACCTTTTAGGGGCTTTGCCAGATTTTCTCTGGTCTATTAATTCACTTTGTTGAGAAGCTTGAATTTTTGTTCTTTCATCTTTACGATCTTCTTTATACTTCTCTTTATCATTAATTACATTCGATTCAACTTCTTTAAGCTTCATATTCAAATCAAATTCAAATTGCATTAATTCTTTTTTAATAGCCGCTTCTCTTTCTAATTTTTGAATATCAAAACCAGATTTAGCTTGTTCTATTTGAACTTTACTTTCAGCAATACCTTGCTGTTTTTGGATCTCAGCCGCAGCAGCAGCTTGAGAAGACTCTTGATTAGCTTGAGATTGAGCTTGTATATTTTCTTGCTGTATTTGTCTGTCTTGGTCAAATTTCTTTTTTCTTCTTATTTTTAATAATTGATTAGCAAGTTTTAAATTTCTAACTTCTCTAACATCAATAGCGTCTTCAAGGTTTATAGCTTGTTGTTGAATAGCCATTTGAATGTTATTTTCAAGTAGGGCTTTTTCTTCTTCATCAGGTGCTAATTCTAAAAATACACCGAAATCATGTATATGTAAGTCTTTAATTTCATTTAAATTACCTACATTTATTTTACCCAATGTTTGCATAAATTGATTACTAGTATTAGAATACTCTAATACATCTGATATCCTTAGTGATACCGCTTCAGCTGTTTTTAATGTTAAATATAAACCACCCTGTAATATATGTCTGGTGGCTGTATTGCTATTAGCAGCTGCTAATTTTTGTAACCCAACTAAAGCATGTTTATCTGGTGTGCTACCATCTCTTGCTTCATTTAAACCGGTTACGTCTCTCATCATTTGTAAATACATATTATAAGACTGTATCAAACTAGCTATCTTATTATTACCTCCTGATGATTGGAGTTCTTGAATAGGCACTTTACCAGGATTCATATCACCATCTTGTGTCATTGATCTACCAATAACAGAACCGGTTTGGAAATACATATTCAACGCTTCTTGCGGATTGTAATTTGTACCATTACCTAAATCCACTTCAGCAAGGCCGTCCGCATCTAAATACACACCGTCTGGTACAAGTCTGGAAAGAACCTGTTGTAGTTTTAAATGCGTTATTTGAATCATGTCAGCAAAAGATGTCATTCTACCAACTAAAGATTCAGGCTTTCCTTTATATATTCTTGGAGCTACAATACTATAACTCATAGCTACTTTTGTAATATCAGACTTAGGCCTAGTCATATTAACAGCTTTTTGCCATTTTAACAACTTTTCATGACCTACAATTTTTGCACCTTCATATAAACATTCAATTGCCCTATTTACTTTTTTAAATCTAGGATCACTTTCTTCTGGAGGATTAAATCCATCATCCTTTTTTAATGCTTTAGAATAACCAGTACTACCTTCTTTTATTTTATATACTTGATTTTCAAAAGTTTTATATTCAAAATGTAATACATATACATAATTACTATCTACACTATCTGATGTAGAAAACTTATTACGTAGCTTAGTACTACCTGATCCATAAGATTCTAACTTCTTTATATCTTCAGTAGTTAATTCTGGGAATTGCTTTTTAAGTTCTGCAATAGTTATTTTTTTAACCTCCCCAATATAATATAAATCGTC